CTACGGGTTCACGAGCAATCTGTGGAATAATAGTTGGCCGGCCAGGGTAAAGCGCACCCTGCTACAAAATGCGCACGTCAACAGGGTAACTGGTTCCTTATGGACCACGGATCCCGACCAGGATACTCTACGTGAGATTGATTTTGCATGGATTGAACGCAGCGCGGTTGATACGGTTACGGGCGAGGTTTCTTTGGCATACAGATACAGCGGTAAAGAGTATGATGCGGTGTCCGGTCTCACAACAATTTCCACCAGTAACAACCTTGTTATCGATTCTAGCGCTTGGCAAGGTGTGTTACCTTCTCGCGGATCGATGGTGACCTTACTATTTATGTTCTGGGTATTCGGAATCAAAGCCCACACCCCCTCCGAGCTACGTTACAACTCCAGCGATAACACCTATGTTGTGCGTAGCGGATTACGTAGTAACGAGTCCGTGGCCCCCGTAAACACTCCGTACGTTGTGGATGTTTTGAAAGTCGGTAGCGATACTGACGCGGAGGTGGGAACTTATCCCAACCAGCTAATCGCCGACATAGGGACGTGCCAAGATAAGACCTCAGCCAACACCGTTGTAATCCGGATGCCTTTTTACTATAATAGAAATGGCAGGAGTTGGGACGCTGCAAGCCGTATTGTCGAGAACTACGTGCCATCGACATCGATTAAGAGGTTACAATATGCTTATGCTGCGGCCGATCTTTTGGTGGCCGATGACGTATTCTTTGAACCCGTATTGTAATGGCAGCCGACTTCATCAAAACCATTGCGGCAATGCACCAGGCCCAGACCCGGGTCGTAGAAGCTCTTGGGGTGCCGTATGCCGACCCGTTCAACGAAGAAGCCACTATCGCCGATGTAAATGATCCTGAGAAACTCGGCAGGGTCAAGGTCACAACCCGGGACGGGATTACTTCAGATACCTGGATACCTGTTTCCGGGTCAAGCAGCGGGACGCTGAGTGCGAGATACATTGGTGCGCAAGTGTTGGTCGGGAAGACCGATGGGAGATCGGAGAATATGTATGTGATCGGGATCACTCGTAGCGATCCGGGGATTGGAATTAATGGTCATCCTATCCAGCTCCCGATTATCGATGAGAGCATGGCGGTCTGGAATGCTTCGACCGATGCGGGAATGAAGTGTAATCAGGGTAATTCGGGTAGGATGTACGTCCTCAGTAACGAGATGAACGAAGATGTGGTGGTGTGTTTACGCCGTACCAGTAATCAGACGGGGTCGAAACCTTCGTGGGCGTGGAAATCTATTACGAGCGGGTTGTGGGTAGAGAAGGGGTTTAATCCGGGAAACGAAAGCACACCGGCTATTACGCAGGCGCAGAGGGGGAATCCAGGCATACCTGAGTGCACCGAATCTCAGTTGGGCGAGGTTCATGAATTCACCGAAGACCGTGGATTCCGCACCACAACGGTAGTTTGTAGACGAGACGAGAACAAAGACTTTACCTGGATGCCGATCAGTGCGCCGCCAGTGTTTTTCAGGTCCGCGTTGCCCACGTGTACCGAAAAAGTCCATGGCATGGAGGCAGTTATTGATAATGGTGGGAATTCTGAATTTGTTGTTTGTCAACGGTACCAAGGCAAGATGTTGTGGGTGCAGCATGGGAAGCGTCTGCCTCATAAGTTTTACAGAAAAGACCCTCCTCTAAGTCGTATTCAGTTCACGACAGCATTTAATGATATCGAGGCTCTAGCAGAGACACCTTTGATATCTAATGACTATGATTGGGCTGCAGCCAGTGACATTGTAACGACCACATTCGATGCGACTATAGGCTCTATCGACATCACTGGTACAGATCCAAGGCTCAAAGAACTGCTGAAGGTGGCAGGAATGGTTCCTGCTACAGCGTTTGATGGGGCGCAGGCAATGAGACGGGTGGCCGCTGAAGCGTTGTTGAAGAAGACAGGTATACCTGTGGACACATTAACTCAACTCATTCGGGCCGAACTGGATAGCGACGGTGTATTAACGCAATCTACGGCTCAGATTCTTGCCGGGGTTGGTAGTGCGGCTGATGCCTTGGTAAACGGGGTCGTTGGTGGCGATATCGACGATGCGTTACAGCAAATCGGTACAAGTACATTGCGGAATGCGTTACTTTCCCTAGAGCCGCGTACGGCTTCGGTAATGACCGGATTAATGTCTGGTGGTGTTATGGGAGCTGTAGACAGTGCGGTAGCTGTGGGCCTCGATAAGTTGCCGGACGAAGTGAATCGGTATGTGTCACCGGTATTAGGTATCGCAAAGAATCTACTGTTGTCTGACTATCCCGCTTCGCTTGATCGTATCCTTAATACGGCGGCGGGCGGTGGACTTTTAGGGGTGATTACGAGCACGATTAACAGCTCGCTGAAAAATAATATCGTCTCTCCTCAGTTACTAAGTACACTGGCTACTTCGTTGGCCGATGGAGGCCTAGGAGAGATCCCCAAACTCTTCGGCTCCCTCTCCAACCTCGATTCGATTGTCAAAATGCCGGTTGAATTGGGATCTTTGCCGGTCCTAGCATCAACTGCCCTCGGTGTTGTCGGTCAGATCGGTGCGGCTCAGAAGTTACTGGGTGAAGGGGGGTTAGGTATTGCTGGAGTTGACGCACTATTGGGGGACGGCTTCAACGCGGCTGCTACGATCGCGAGCGGGGTAAGTGGTCTAGCTAGTGTGTTTGGGAACGGAGGCGGATGCGTAGACCCCTGCAACCCTGCATGCCGTAAAATTTCACATGGGGAAGATAGCGATGGAAACAATCTTCTTAGGAAGTGCGGATCTTCTACCGCGACAAATGCAAATACTTATTCTTCGGCAGCTAACCTTCCGATTCCCAACAACATGGGTTCTATTGCTAAAGATCTGGGTCTTACGCATACAGGTCTCGGCAACCCTTTGGTGGCCAATAACCCCAGAAATCTGGGTGAATCTCTTGGGATTGAGAGGATTGGGAACACAGGAGAACCATTTTTCCGTGGACGTTTTGCTGATCAGATCGAAAGTCTGCTAGAGCAAGCGTATTCGTACGAAGCACTGTCGAAGGGGTTAAAAGCTGCGGATAACAACATCACCCGTATCGAGTCGGTAGAGAAGAAACTGATCGACTCCCTATATAATCTACTTGGGTCTATTATGTATGACCGGAAGTCGAGCGGGTTACAGACCGCCATTATACCTAGCCTCATCAGAGATGTTAGAGAGAACTCTCAGGCGATTAGGGATCTTTACAAGTTTACCCGTAGGCTCGATAACGTTAAGAATGGGGGTACGGCTGGGGTTAATGTTACCAGCCGACTTGCCGCATCGTTTCAAAATATTCCTGATCTTAATAATTTGCTACGTATTAATAGGCGTGAGGCACTAAAGGTGTTACGCGGTGGGGTTATTCCAGCTCACCGGGAGTGGAAGACGATGGATCCTGGAAATAACGGATACAAACCCGGTGGTATCGGAAACTACGATAGCACCATACCAGATCCGTACCCCAACGAGCGTACGTTGTTTGATCGGGATAGGGTGCTGGCCATTAGCGCGGAAGCGAAGCTGGGCGATAACTCACCTCCGGTAGAAAGGACTTTGCTCGATATGGCTCTGTCGCCCGACCAGGTCGATGCGATTAGGGCGTTGCCGTCTATGGGTGAAAGCTCACTATACGATGCTGTCACAGGTCGGGAGGGCCAGAGCAGTTGTGAATAAAAAGGAGTTAGCCAAAGAAAAAGAATTGGTCGTTGAGATGACCGAGGATATTGAGAAACTAACCTCTGAGCAAAAAACTGAGCTTTTAAGGTTGAAATGTCGTACTGAATTCGTATCTTATGCTAAGTTCATTACCCGTAGTGTAGGCAGCAGTAGTGTATTCGAACCATATAAGGTCCACGAGCTTATTTGTGAATACGCGCAGCGCATTTGCGATGGAGAAGAGGGGTACAAAAGAACAACAATTTCACTACCCCCTAGAACCGGCAAGAGCATGCTGATCTCCAAAATCATGCCCTCTTGGCAGCTAGGACGCAGTCCAACTGCTCAGTTTATTATGGCTAGTTACGCCCTCAAATTGAGTCAAGAATCCAGTAGAGCCATACTTAATTTCGTGACAAGCGAAGCCCATCAGTGGGTATTTCCTGAGTGTACGGTCCTAGAAAAGAACTCGAATCTTAAAACTATACGCTCTGAGCAAGGTGGGATTATCATGTCGGCTTCTGCTGGAGCTGGTGTTACGGGTTTTGGTTTTGGGGTGATTAGTGAGGAAGATTTGCCCGGTATCGGAATCCTGGACGACCTTTTAGAGGACGGTAATTCCGCTCAAGTTCTTGACTCAACTTACTCTTGGGCTACCACGCAGTTCCTCACCAGGGGTCTTCCTAACAACTGTGTTGCCAGTATTGGTACCAGATTCCACAAAGAAGACGTGATCGGTAGATTGCTTGCCAGTGATCCAGATGGGTGGCTTGAGTTGAATGTGCCGGCCCTTTGCTTGGATGAAGAAAACGACCCCTTGGGAAGGAAACTTGGTGAATCCCATTGGCCAGAGTTTTTCCCAGTCAAAGCCTTGGAGTCAATCAGGAAACAGGACGAAAAGACGTTTAACACACTGTACCTAGGCCGTCCTCAGGGTGAAAGTGGGGCGTTGTTTAAGGACTTTTGGTTTGAGTACCATGATAAGAATAAACAAAACTACGAATACGTGTTTGCCACAGCGGATACGGCTTTGAAAAAAGAGGAGATAAACGACCCGTCGGTTATTTGCATATTTGGTGTTGTCAAGAAGACACGTAAACTCCATTTGTTGCATGTGTACCAAGAGCGCATGGAGTTTCCAGAACTGCTTAAGGCGATGCCTGTGTGGTTGAAACTTTGGAGGGTCAGAGCTTTGTATGTCGAAAGCAGGGCGTCGGGGTTGCCCTTGCTCCAGATGCTGCGAAAAGAGCTTCAGATTGCTGTCAAGGAAGTTGTACCTACCAAGGACAAGATCCTAAGGGCCAACGAAGTGGCTCCTGTTGCCGAAGACGGACGCGTATCGATCTACTCAGAAATTCCGAATCTCGGTGACCTAATGACCGAGCTTTGTGCGTTTCCTTATGCAAAACATGATGATTTTGTTGATAGCTTCTGTATGGGGCTCAAGATCTACCGTGACGAAATTATGGGATCAGCTAAGACGGTACATGGTGGGAGCCGGATTCACCTGCCGACTACAAATTACAGCGGTGGGCAACAACGGATGACAAGTCGTCTAGGCCGAGGTTCACTAAAGACTTCGTATTTGTAGGAAAAATGTGCTATAATACATGCGTATGTGTTACAACGGAGGACAATGAGTTCTGAATTCAAGTACCGAGTAGTATTTTTCACGCAAAAGGGGTGTCCAGCCTGCGAAGCCATGCGCACCGTGTGGTCAAAGGTTGCTGGAGAAGTGGCCGAAGAGTATCCAGAGCTTCGTGTGGGTTGGGGAATGTTTGACGTCCTTGAAGATAACTGGGAGTTCCTTGAGTCTCTGGTTCCTGGCGAGTCGGGCCAAGGTACACCGGAGTTTGCCGTATTCGATGCAGAGTGTAACCTCGTAGCGTTCAATGGCGAGGGCATTATGGCGGCCAGTCAGCTTAAAGATTTTGTACTAACGTCCATTCGCAATTATTGATGGAACTTAATTCTAAGAACAAGGGTAGACGGACCGAATACGAGATTACTCGTGACCGTCACATCAGGGAGAATATGTGGAAAGCATCGCACGCCGCTCGCAAGGTGTCGATGTTCAGCGGCCTATCCTTCGAAGAGCTTAGGTCTGTGGCCTTAGAAGCGATGGTCAAACTGTATGAGCGGTGGGATCCGAGTAAAGCGAACTTCAGTACGTGGTTGAACAGGTCGTTAACGTTCCAGGTACTTAATTATCTGCGCGATCACTCCCGGATGATTAAAATGCCGCGTCTGTATGCGGATACGTACTTGAAGATACGAAAAATCATTGGTGATAACCCTGACATCTCGGATGAAGATGTGGCCCGCAAGACCGGCCTGGATACCTATGTAATCGGTGAGACCCGTAAGGCGTATCAGATCCAGTACCTGGAGATCAACGAGGATACCGAGATGCCTGTTGACGGCATTGACCTCGAAGAGGACTCGCTCCAACGGATGTTTGATGATTACAAGGGAACGTTGGAGAGGTTGGCGGATCTGCCGGAATCTGAATACGAATTCTTGGTTGATGTTTACATTCACAAACGGGCATCATCGACCATTGCCCGCAAGAATCCGGGCGTGAATACGGCCGAAAAGGTGCGTGAACGTACCCAAGAAATCCTATCAAAGGTGTTGTCGGAAGAATGCCAGCTCGATATGTGACTGTTGCAGGGCAACAGTATAATAAGAGGCAGTACGGGGAGCGATGGTCGGGTATAGTGTCCGGTTATGAGACTGGCGTTACCTTGTCCCCGGGCGATACTGCGTTTCTCACCGAGTCGGTGACCGGTATTACCCGGTTCGCGAAGATTATGGCGCGAGGGAGGGTTACGTTTCGTATTGTCCAGAAGACGTTTAATGGCCGGAGGGTCAAAGGGGTGGCTATGGTCACGCCCGGATCTGGACACGAAGTGTGGATCGGGAAGCAGGTAGTAATGAAAGCGTTGTTTCCGCCCACTAACGCGCCCGATCCGGCCAAAGAGAATCGGCGCCAAGTGTTGCGGGCGTTACGGGACATTATCGAACCGCAGATCAGGCAGTACCGCAACCAGTTCTCGGGGAAGTCGGTCATCAAGTCGTCGTTGACGGGCAAACCTATATTTGGTGCGTACCACGTTGATCACGTATACCCATTCATACGACTTGTCGAGGAATGGTGCAGGGAGAACGGCTACGATCTAGAGACGATACCTGTCCAGTGTCGTGGTATGGATTGTCGCCTCCAGTCGACAGATATGGCCGAGAGCTGGTTCGATTATCATGCGTTCCATGCCGAATTCCAGGTCCTCGATGCGTCAGAGAACACCTCAAAAGGGGCTCGATATTTTGGAAGGGGGAAACAGTTCCCCGAATAGCCGAGCCGCTTCGTTGGCCAAAATGTCACCGATCTGCGTATCA